GGGGCTGGACGTGAGCGCGGGCGACCTCCCCTCCAAACTCTACTTTGTAACGTCGACCGAGAATAAAAAAGAGGGCGGGCCCGATCCGCGCGGGCCTAACTGCTACTCGGGAACCTTCTGGTATTGCTGGTATGCAGACCAGGGCGAGGGGTTTTCTAAATTCACGTTTCCATTTCGCGGCGGTTATTGCTACCTGGGGCGCGCCATGAATGGCCCGGAGCGCGCGAACTTCGATTACGTCGGGCACGCGGCCCCGGGCGCCGGGCTATTCGTGCAGACCGCCGACCTACGCGTACGCGGGTCTAACTCCCGCGTGTGGCATCTACCCTCATGGGTCGGCGATCTGCCCTCGGTCGACGGGCCCGACGAATTTAAGGCGGACATGCGCGACGCCTTGGGGGCGAGTTCTAACAATGTCGATATCAACCGCGTGGCATTTATCAATTGCGAAGCGCGCTTCAGCATGGACGAGGGGATAGAGGTCTGGTACGAGGCGCAAGGGACCTCCTGCATTCGCTGCGCGATTTTCGATCCGCTGCATATACCCCCGGATCTCGCAAAGGGCGAGGGTTCGCACCACGAGGCGGGCACGGACCACGGTTACGGGCATCTAGTCGGCGGGCGGGCTGACTACTCTCTAGCTATGCAAAACCTCTACGCGCATACGACCGGGCGTAATCCCCTGGTCGCAGCGCCTAACCACGCGCATATAAACAATTTGCACTATAACCACGGGCGCCCATACGTCGGGCGCGGCGAGGCGCTGCAAATCGACGACAACGGCGAACACAACGCCGACGCGGGTCAGTCGATGCAATGTAACTGTGTCGGTAACGTGACGGTGCGCGGCCCGGAACAAGGCGACTCGTTAACCCTCGCGAGGGTCGACGATGTAACGCCCGGGTCTACTGGTCATTCGTCTAACAATGTTTGTTACGGCTGGCCTAGCCCCGAGTCGCAGAATGGCTTTTTTTTCGAAGCACCGGACGGCTATCTGCAGGCGACGCTGCGGCGCGGCGCGTGGCCCCTGGGACTCGGGAACAATCTAAACGGAGTGCGTAAACCTTGCCGCGATCCGCTGCACCCGACGGTGCAGGAGGGGCTGGGTTTCGCGCAACTGATCCGCGAAACCGTCGGGTGTATGCCCGCGCGCCGCTACCTGTACAAGGGCGGCGTTAACAAGGTCTGCGATCAGATAGACGCGGCTATCCGGGGACTAGCTAGCGGGCCGCAATATATAAACACGGTCGACGAGGCGGGCGGGTGGCCCGAGGTCCCGACTCTTTCCGTCGACCCGTTAGACCCCGGCGACGAATGGCACACGCCGCTACCGTTAGGCGCGGACCGCGACGAGGTCCTATTAGACGGGACCTTTTCGGACGGCAGTTCGAAAATCGGCTACAGCCGACTTCGGGCGTGGATCATAGAGGAATATTTGCGCAAGCTAGGTAGATAGGAGGTTGCATGTATATTTTCGAAGGGGTGGCTATTAACTGGCGTAACGTGTGGTATGCGCTGCCCCTCGGGGGCGCGGGCGACAAGGACCCTAACGTTCAGCGCTGGCGCATGTACTTTTCCGACGAGCACTATCTAGATATTACCGTGCGTGGCGACCCGGACGACCAGTTAGGCGAGGTCGCTATCGTGCCAGCCGCGCCGGGGTTTTTCGTGGTGGAGCCCGTCTACTCCGACTTTGCGGACGGCGAGCCTAAAGAGTCGCAGCAGTCGCCCGTAATTGCGTGGCGGATTTTCAACGGCAAGACCGAAGCGGTAACGGTCGAAAACAATTTTGGTACGCACGGGATTTTGCAGCCCGATGGAACGGTAGTCGAACCGGACGAAACCACGTTCGAAACATTGGCGGCATGGATGACGGAAATTCGGCGCCGCGAGTCGCAAAAGCGCCAAATCCGCGACGCCGATCCGGAAACCGAGAGTATTCAGTAGATAGGAGGCTTTATGCTTACTGTAATGATAATCCTGGTATTGGGCGCCCTGGTCGCGGCGATTGTGTCCGCAATGGGAAAGGCGCCGTTATGGGTGGCGGTTGTGTTGTTAGCCGTGGCAATGGCGCTACAGGTGTTGCCGGTTCGATAGTTGTTACTCACTAACCAGCGAAGGGGTTAGACATGACGCGTATCTTTGCCGACACGGGCGGGAGTGGGGAATTCATTATACAAACCACGGCGCTAGATTTAGACGCCTATCTAGCGGAGTTCTCCGAAGCATTGGCCGAGGCGTTGAAACTTTCCAAAGACGAGGGCGACTTAGCCGCGTTCGGCATACTTAAAAACGCAATGCCGATTGCCTTTAAGTTATCCGGCTATCGGGCGGACACGGTTAACGAGTCGCGCACGCTCGCGTGCGGCACTATCGACCCGCATAAGTGTAAGGTAGTTAGTAGTGCTGGACGATAACTACCACGACGCGCTACCCATCATTAAGCGCTTACGCTCGCACGGTCTAGAGGACACGGGATTTACCACGGACCGCAGCGACGGTAAATGCTACCGGTACATGCGCCGGATGTTAGCGGGCGCCTGGACTAATAGCGGGCTATCGCGCGAGGGTTTTCTAATCTCAAAACGCCACGTCGACGCTATCGGGTTCGCGGCCCTATGGGCGGCACAAACGGAGTCGGACCTTATGAACGTAATAGACGAACTGCACACTAACTACGACGCCGCCGCGAAACTATGGGACGCGTATAAAGATCGCCTGCACGAGTTCCGCAGCGCGGTAAAAAACGACGTCGCGAGCCTTGAGGCGGCGGCGCGCAAGACAGCGGACGCCGCCGTGCGGATTAACAAGTCCTACGCGGAAGTATTCGCGCAATTGAATGGGGACGAAATGGCGCGCGCGATTGACAACGCCGAACGACTAGCTAGGGCGCTGGACGCAATCGCGCACCTGCAGGGCCATAGACTCATGTTCGCCGTGGTCGACCAGGGGGGCGCTAACGGCGTCGGTGTATAGTTGCGCCCGGCAATGATTGCGGGCGACGGTTGCATCCGGTCCCGCGCGTCAGGGGTGGCGCGTGGATCAGATAGACCTACCGGATTTAGAGCCTAAGAAAAAACGCGGGCGTCCGCACAAATACGCAGACCCCGAGGCGCGCCGCGCGGCGCGGGTTGCCGCCCGGCGCGAGGCGCGCCGCATTGCAAAGGAAAAGCTAAAGGGCCACGGCGCCGACGTGCGCGCGCGCGCGGTGCAGCTACGCCTGCAGGCCCTCGCGCCGAAGTCCGCCGACCTAGACGTTAGGGACGACGATCTAAAGGACATTGCCGCCACCCTGCCGAACGTCGCCGAGGCGCTGCAATACGTGCGCGACATTCTAACTAGCCGCATCCCCGCGTGTTCCTGGGTTCGTATGGCGTGCGAACGGCACGAACGCGACGAGGCGCGTATAGAGTCCGACGCGTTCCCTTTTACGTTCGACGCGCGCAAGGCGGAAAGGGCGCTGCGCGCTATTCAGATGTTCCGGGAAATTCGCGGGCCGCGCGCCGGTAAGTGTTTCCGGTTCGGTCCGTGGCAGAAGTTCCTAGTCGCGTCTATGTTCGGGTGGACTAACAAGGCTACCCGTATGCGCCGATTCCGCTACGTGTTCGTCGCGGTCCCCAAGGGCAACGGCAAGAGTTCGTTAGCCGCGACCATTGCGCTTTTTATGCTAGCCGTCGACGGCGAGGGCGGCGCCGAAGTCTACGCGGCGGCGGTGACGCGCGATCAGGCGCGAATTGTTTTCAACCTCGCGCAGCATATGGCGCGGCAGGACGGCGCCTTTCGCGCTAAGTACGGGGTAGAGGTCGGCGCGCACGCTATTACGCAGACCGCGACCGCGTCTATCTGCCGTCCGCTATCGCGCGACGCGAACGCCCTGGACGGGCTCAATATTCACCTAGCGGTGTTAGACGAACTCGCGGCGCATAAGTCCCGCGAGGTGCACGATGTTTTAGTAACCGCGACCGGCAAGCGCTCGCAACCGATGATTCTATCTATTACCACGGCGGGAAATAACCAGTCCGGAATAGGGTTCGAACAATGGCGCTACGCGCAGCGCGTGTTAGCGCAGGAAACTGTCGACGAATCGTTTTTCGGATTGATCTACACGATAGACGATGCGGACGACTGGCAAAGCCCCGAGTCCTGGGCGAAGGCTAACCCGAACTTTGGGACCAGCGTGCACCCCGACGTAATAGCTAGTCTCGCGCACCGCGCCTCACA